ACACCGTTGAACTGACCATATCCGGCGACAGCAAACGCCTGGCGCAAGCCCTGAAGCGCGGGGAACAGTCGCTAAAGGCTTTGCGCAGCACTGCCAGCGCTGAACTCACCCGCATTAAAAGCCTCGCCAAATCCACACAAGGCGTCCTGGCGACTTTGGGCGTGTCTGTGGGCGTGGTTGTGCTGCTGCGGGAAACGGCGCAGATCGAACAGTCCCTGACACGTATCAGGCAGGCGGCGGGACTGAATGCGGCGGAAACAAAGGCGTGGAAGAACGAAATTAATGATTTGCGGCGGGAATCGGGGAAGAGCGCCCTGGAACTGCAGGGATCGTTGAACAGACTTTTAACCTCCGGTATTGGCCAGGAGGCGTCAAGGGAATCCCTCCGGGCGATTAACTTGATGCTAACGGTAACAGATGCCAACGCGGAATCCCTGGTGGGTACCCTTTTTGACGTCCAGGACGCCTTTAAACTTGATCTGTCAAAGCCCGGCGAAGCTGCCGCCATTATGGACAAACTGACCGTTGCCTCCAGAGAGGGACGGGCATCTATGGAAAGCCTGCAATCCGTATTTGCCAGCACCAGCAAAAACGCAGCCCTGGCCGGCCTGGATTATGATCAGACCCTGGCCTTTATCACGTCTTTATCCAAAGTTGAGCGTGCTCCGGAACGCATGGCAGCCCTGGCCGAAAGTACGATGCGGGTATTTTCTAACGCAAAATTAATGCAGCAGGCCCAGAAAAACACACGCGGCCAAATCCGTTTTTTTGATGCCAGGGGCGAGCGGCGGGATATGCTGACCGTCATGGACGAGATACAGGCAAAGTATCAAAGTTTTGCCACTGACAAACAAAAAACAAACTTTGTCCAGGCGGTCTTTGGGCGCGGAGCGGATAAGGGCGTCATTGCCCTCCTCGAAGGCGGACTGGAACAATCCAAAGAAATCCAAAAAAAACTGCACGACGCCCCCGGTACCCTGAAAAGAGACGCAAAAGACGCCTTGAATGACGCCCTGTCTCAGGCCAGCCGGCTTGGTCAGGAGATGAAAAAAGCGGCGGCATCTTTTACGGAACCTTTGAACGATGGCATCACCGCCGCCATTAAAAAACTCCTGGACAAAAAAGAGGACGGCGGCTGGGAGCTTTCCGGCGGCCAGATTGCCGGCGGCGCGGCGGCGAGTATGGCGACGCTGTATGGTTTGTATCGCGTGGGCGGGCCATTGACGAAAAAGCTCCTGGGCAATCTTGGCGGCACGGCCACTGGTATCGCCCAGGGCAAAGCAGTTGAGGCGGCAACGGGAGTAACCCCTGTTTTTGTTACCAATTGGCCTGCTGGTGGTATCGGCGGTGAGACGGCGACGATTTTGGCAGGCGGTAAAGGCGGGACGTTGGGCAAGGCGGCGGCGATGCTAAAGGCCGTTCCCCTTGCGGCAGCGGCAAAACTGACGGCAGCGGGCGGGTTTGCCGCCCTGACCGTGGGTACGGCAGGAATGGCGGCAGTTGATGCGGCAAAAGGCGGCACGGGGGATAACTGGATTAATGACGGATTTGAAAGTCTTGTTAATTCCGTGTTTAAGTTTTTTGGCGGAAATGCTGTTTTCGACAAACCGGAAGTTACCAATAATATTTCCATTTCTATTGATAAAAACGACCGTATCACCCACTCCACGGATAATATGAATTCCAAGACCAATGTGAACAAGCGAGGGCAATTCTAATGGCTGACCAGGATAAATTTGCTCCCAAACTTGATCATTTTCCCCTCGAAATGGAGGACATAGAGGATACCATCACCAACGCCATTATCCGCCATGAGTTTCCCTATCGCGACGGCGCCATGCTGGATAACCTTGGTCAAAAAGCCAGGGAAATCAAAATCCGCTGTTATTGGTACGAGGACACCTACGATACCCATAAGGATTTTCTGGCGCACCTGGCCAAGAAAGAAACCTTTGAACTTATCCACCCCAAGTACGGCCTCATTAAGGGACAAATTGAAACGGTATCGGTCAAGCACGATGACCGCACCCGGACAGCGGAGGTTGACATCTCTTTTGTCGAGGGCCTGATCAAATCCGAAGAACCTGTCGCCCGTCCCGATATTGTCATGGCCGCAGAAAGCCAGTTTACAGTCGGGCAGGAAGAGTTGATTACCGAAATCAACGCCGAAATCGCCGCTGTTTTAGGCCCTGAGGGACAAAAGATCATCGGCATTAAGATCATACCTGACCTCCCTTTAGCGTGGCAACTAACGGATTTATCCACGCAGGCGCGGGCATATTTGCAAGATATGGATAACTATATTGCCGTTTTAGACGGCGCAAGCGCCGGAGTTTTGCCGTCCGCCGTGTCATTGTTATCCCTTATTACCTATCCGACAACCGTGGCGGGACGTTTGGCGGGGGCATTGGCACAGGCGGCGGAACGGGTTGTATCGCCCCTGGAAACGCTCCGCAATCAGCCCACCCGCTTTCTCGGGGCGTTACGCTCGGGATTGCGTACCGCTTTAAGGGTGGCCGGGCGCGTATCATCTTTAGCCGACCGCAACCAGTCGGGAACTACAGGAACAAGCGCATCTTTTGTTAAGCCTGCTGCCGTTGCCGCCGCCCAGCGTTTGGCCCTGGAAACAGCCGCCGTTTACAGAGCCGACGAACCTTCGACAGGCTCAGGTACCGGCTTTGGAACCCCCGCCTTTGATGATCTGGGACACTACATTGGCTTTCCCAGTGAGAAAAGCCAAATGACCATCGGTGAAATCGAAAGCACTCTGGATGCGGTGCGGGGCGATATTCAGGACGCCGTCAACCTTTGCCGGGGCATGGACAGCCTGAAAAAATCGGCGGAAACGCTCTTGCAATATGTCAACACCATCAAACTGGAGCGCGATAAGATCACCCGCGTTGAGATACCCCTGTGGATGCCCATGCACCTCATCTGCCTGCGTTATGGCCTGCCTCATACCTATGCGGAGCGCATCCATCGCATTAATAAATTCCGCCATCCATCCTATATCCCTGCCGGGGAGGTGCAGATTTATGTCCGATAAGATTGCCCTCCAGATCGCCGAGCAGCGCATTGAGCGGTTTTTGTCCTATCAAATCGAGGCGGATATGTACAACGCTGCCGACGCCTTTTCCCTGGAACTGGCCAATCCGGAAATACAGATCAAGGCCGGGCAACGGTGTGATCTGTACGTCAATGATCGGTTGGAGTTGACAGGCATTATTGACGCCGTAGATAAGGGTGAGGACAAAACCTCCAAAACCCTTCGCGTGTCCGGGCGTGACCTCATGGGGTTGCTTGTGGATTCCTCCTGCGAAGAGTTTCTGACTTTAGGCGGCATGACGGTAAAGGCACTGGCCGAGCGGCTGTTACGCAAAACACCCTTTATTGACCGCAAAAAAATCATTTACCAAAAGGGCACAGGCACGCCGCTGTTGGACGCTCCCCAAAACTTAACACAAATAGAGCCGGGCGACACCATTTTTGAAACCTTGAAAGGCTATGCCGCCGCCCGGGGACTTATGTTTTTCGCCTTGCCCGACGGTACCATGGTTTTCGGCCTGCCTAAATCCACAGGCGAACCAATGTTTACCATCACCCGCAAAAAAACGGGGGAAACAAACATTATCAAAGGCACATCCAAAACGGACATCTCGCAGCAGCACAGCAGCATCACCGTCATCGGCCAGGTACAGGGGCCGGAGTACAGCGGCGAAACAATCAACGTCAAAGGCACGGTAAAACAGCCGGATTTTCCTTTCTACAAACCTTTGGTGGTAGTTAATAACGATACACAGAACCCCACCGCTCAGGCGCGGATGTTGCGGGATAAAGAGGCTTTCGAGGCGTTTCAGCTATCTTACACCGTCCCCGGTTATGCCCAGCACAGCAAAAACTGGGCAATTAACGAGCTTTGCACCGTAAACGACGAAACTCTGGGTATCAGCGGCGCTTATCTCGTTTATAGCCGGTCTTTTTCTTTATCTAAAGATCAAGGGCGAATTACAGAGCTAAAACTTTCCATCCCCGGGGTGGCACAATGATCCGCGCCATTATCAATGCCGTTTCCGGCGGCGTCCGGGCCATTTTTTCCGCCTCCGGACGTGCCGGGGAAACCTTTGAAAGCCGCGAGTATCTGCAGCATTACGGGTACGCCTCCCGGCCCTTATCCGGAGCGGAGGCTATCCTTATTAAAGAGGGCAATCATATTATGATGATCGCCTCCGATGATCGCCGTTACCGCCTGGCTTTGGAAGAGGGGGAAGTTGCCATCTACACCGACGAGGGCGATAAAATCCACTTTCAGCGGGGCAAAACGATAGAGGTCACTACGGACACCTATGTTGTACACGCGAAAACTGCCACTACCAACGCGGAGATTATTAACTTGAACGGCTCTCAAAAAATATCCATGACCACACCCCACCTTGCCATTAATGCCGCCTCTATATCGGCAACCGGCGCTGGCGGCGTAGCTGCCATGGACTTTAATGGCAAAATAGCAGTTACAGATGATGTCACTGCTGGTCAGATATCCTTAAAAACCCACACCCACAGCGGCGTACAGACAGGACAATACAACACGGGGCAGCCAAACAAATGATTATAAAAATTGCAAATGACGGCAGCGCAAGGGCGGAAATGGTAATGGACATCCCCACAGAGGATGATTCCTTGCTGGCTAACGTTTATACCTCCCTGATGATCAAGCAAGGCACGTGGTTTCGTGATCTGGAGTTTGGCTCACGGCTCCATCTCCTTGCCCGGGCCAAAAATACGGAACAGACGGCGGCGCTCGCCGAAGAATATGCCAAAGAAGCCCTCCAGTGGCTCATCACCGCGAAAAAGGCAACGACTATTGATGTACAGGCCATGCGCTCCGGCCTTGATCGCCTGCAGTTGCTCGTTTCCGTGACCAAGGCCAACGGCCAAACAATAGCCTTTGAAATTTTCACGGAGGTTGTATGAATCCGTTTTTGCAGGAATTTGACGAAATATTGAATAAAATCCTCGTTGATTATCGCAATCAATTGCCCGGCTGCGACACATCAAAAGGCTCCATGGCAGCGATTAAGGCCGCCTGCCTTGCCTCTGGTGTTTGGGGCATTAATGCTTATCAGGCATGGATTGCCCGCCAGATTTTTTCCGATACAGCCGATCCGGAGTATATGGAGCATCACGCCTGGACACAGGGCATCTTCCGCAAAATCGGCGAATCAGACGCTGATCTGCTTGCCCGGGACTTGGAAATCCGCCGCCGCCCACCTGCCGGAGGTAATCGCTATGATTTTATCCGCTGGGCCAAGGAGGTTGATCACATCGTTGATGCCTACTGTATCCCCTGGGGCCAGGGCGCAGGAACAATTGATGTTGTGATCATCGCCGATAAAACTTTTACGGGAGCGGAAATCCCCAGCGCCTATGTACCACTGGAGGGCGGCCTTTGCACCGGAGTGGGAGCGCGTAAACTCATTGATGCCGGCGCCAATTTTACCTGGACGACCGGCACAATTTACGAGTCTCCCTTTGACGGCGGCGGCCCGGTGCGCCCTGGCGATATTGTCCGCAATACCTTTACCGGCGCGTCATCGCGGGTGGCAGGCGTGGATACCACAACTTTATCCCTGACAGATGATATTTTTCCCGAGGCCGGGCATGGGTATCATATTACCTCCCTCACCAGGCAATGCTGGCTGCATATAGAGGATGTCCGGCCTGTGCGGGCGACCATTATCAGGATACTGCCGCCGGCAACGCGGATTGTGGATATTGATATGGTCGTTGAGGGCAATGCCAACGTCCCGTGGATCACCGGCGAAATACAAGCCATGATGCTGGCCATGCGCCCCGGCGAATCTCTGTTTTTGGACCAGTTACGCAATAAGGCGGTACAGGGCGGGGCTTTTAGAGTGCCTCTTATTGCCGCTCCCGCTAATGATGTAATTGCCACGTCCTATGATCTCATCCGCCCCGGCGTGATCAATGTGAGAAAGGCATAGTATGAGGCATAGAGATGTTTTGACGCGGCTTTTTCCCCTGGAGTTGGGCGGTGATTATGATGCCGATACCAATGTCGAGGGGCTTGCCCTGGATCGCGCCCAGGCACAGGCGGATCAGCTTTTGCGCGAGATTTTTCCGGATACGGCGCATCTCACCATTGCCGATTGGGAGCGCGTTTACGGCCTTAACTCTAATGGCGATGATCCCCTGCAGTTGCGCGTTGATCGCCTCCTTACAAAGATACGGGCGCGAGGCGGGCTGTCGAAGGCGTGGTTTATCGCTTTGGCCAAAACCATGGGATACGAGATCACTATTGACGAGCCTCTGCCCTTTATGTGCGGCTGGCATGGTTGCGGTGATGCTCTTTATGAGGATGTGATGATCTGGATATGGATTGTCACGGTTTTGGAGCGGCCTTTTTATTTTTTTCGCGCCGGGCAATCCTGTTGTGGTGAGCATTTAGGCTGGTGGCAGGCGGCAGGCGAGTTGGAAGAGTCATTTTGGGATTTGTGTCCGCCGGATACAAAGGTTTATTTTGATTACATTGAGGAGGATTAAATGCCAAAAACTGTATTTCAAGACGGCAATGCACTTTTAGGGGTTAAAGGATCAATTGTTTATGCAAAATTTTTAAATGCCCTTAACGGCCACCGCCACGACGGGATTGATGAGGATGGTCATGGCGAGCTTACCTATGCCGTAACCACTGGTACCGGCTCCGCCTATAAAGTAGCCTTTAAACCGCACCTGGAACAGCACATTGAGGGCATGCCCGTATTTGTAAAGTTTCACATGGCAAACACCGGTGCAGCAACATTACAGGTGCATGACCTGCCAGCCGTGCCATTGCTCTCCCAGCGCGGTGAGCCATTGCAGGCCGACCACATCAACGCCGGTCAAATATCTACTGCCATATATGATGGTAGTGGCTATCAGCTTTTGCAGGTTGCCCGGGATAAGAAGGACGATGGCGTTCCCCTTCTGACCATCCTCTGGGAAACCCTGGGCATATCCCGCGAGGGCTACCTGGACATCAGCAAGGATAACGGCTTGCTCTT